ATATTGGCCAATGGAGACTTGTTCCAGTTGGGAAAAACAATCCCATTAGGATCATTAGTAGGAATACCTTGGCCAGGACGCACACCCTCTAAAACTTTTGGATCTACAGTAAATGCTGTTGGTTGATAAAAGAAAAATGGATTATTAATTAGTTCCTGGAGATCATTCACTTGGTTAATAATAGTATCAATTTCGATATTGAGTGCCATCAAAATTACGGCTAATCCTGGTACATAATAACGATCTGACGCCTGTATGAATCGCGCAGACGCATATGGGCGCATACCGTGCGGAAAAGGAGTATCCAGATAGGCAATATGCACGATTTTGCGAAGTTTCTCGGATATCTGGAGAATTACTTCTTCATATTCGCCATCATCATCAAAATCCTCGCAAAGATAAACTTCATACATAAGCAATTTCTTGTTGCGCTTATCAAGGCGTGTAGGTTGTTCTACACCATGAATCTGGTCTTTTTGTTCCTGTATATCTTGTGTACGCGAAGTTTCCTCGGTTTGCTGGCCACTGCCCGTCTGGCAATTCTCAAGACGTTGTATATCATCTTTATCCAAAAGCCAACGATCATCAATTGATACATCGGTGTCGGCCCTGCGCAAAATTTGTTTGGGCGTCATCCAGTATTGTTGTGCGACACGTTCGGCCGTCTGCACATCGGTAGCGCGCCAGGGAAGAATAAGGTGTTCTGCTTCTACAACTTCAACTTTGGGATTGTTGGCAACCATGATCTTGCGATCAACCTTGGCGCGAACTTCATCTATATACTCAGATTCCTCAAATTCAACCACAACATCTTCTATGCGGCGCCGATCTTCCACAATATTGATGCGAATCTTGCGGTCCGATAGAGATTCCAGATCAAACCAGTGTCCTTTGCCAAAAATATCATTCAAAAGATTGGGAATATCCTTAACTTGTGGGGCATTTAACTGATATCCATTCATTTCCTCGCCGGTCTGTGCCATTGCCTTCAAATTGTATATCTGGCGAGTATTGCGCCATTTCTTATCCCAAGTAGTCTTAAGGTGTGCTACGCCATCTAGAAGTATATTGCGTACCCAAGCATTACGTGTACTAGCCATAGCCGGAATATCGTACTTTAAGGCCCAATTCATGTAATGTTCAACAAGTCGTGTTTCCTCGGGATTGAAATCACGCGGCACGCGCATTGCTTGCAAATCTTCGGCCAATGCCAGTACAATGCGTGGAAGTACAGTTTCCACTTTGTCCATGATAAGTGGAAGATGGATATCGGACGAACCTTCCCAATGTATATCTGGGCGGGTACCGGCGCCATAATACAGATTGCGCGCAACCATTCTCAAATCGTCCCATCCCTGGCGAGCTTCCTCGTCCGATTGGATCAGGTCGATTAGTTCGCTACCACGTTCCTTGCGATACTCAGAAGACGTGTTAATTATCATTAATTCGTCATTTCGTAGTTTGCAGAAACAGTAAGGGTATTGCTCTCATTTATTATTTTTATTGAAGTTATACTGGAATTTGCCACAAAGAACAAACCATTTGATTCCAGGGGCAACACAGTTGCACTAGCATTTATTTTTAAGTTTGCTGGATTATCAATTTGTATCATCGCGTGTCGCACAACAGTAATGGCGCCCTGGTCAAGTGTGCGCGAAGCATTAGTACCAATACTGGCAATTTGTGCACAAAATGAAGTAAAATTCATCTCGGCAGGCTCGAACATATGATCTAGAAGTACCTTATTGGTATTCTTAGTGAGTTTGATGCGGGTCATTGGGCGCACTTTAAGTACATCGGACATTTATCGTTTCCTTTTATCGAGACGTTGGAAACCTGCGTGATATCCAGAACGTACTCGTGATTTCCAAGGTGGGGTAGTATCAATTTCGTCGTCATCATCATCGTCATGCCAGAATGTATCCGCCCGATGTTGCACATCTATCAACATGGCATAATTAAGACGCATCTGGTAAATATAACGAATGCAGTCTATAAAATCGTCGTATTTCTTAACTGGTTCCTGTTTTGCATCCTGGACAACATTACGGCGACCAGTGAGTTCACGAGGCCAAGAAAAGAACTGGAAATTGTTCTTGACTTCTGGACATGTATTGAAAACTACTAAACCAACTGTGCCCCACTGATATGTGGGTTTCTTGATTGCTTTGCGAATAGCATTAATGCCGGCATTCTTGTTACGTTTATTAGCATTAATACATGTTATACCACAGTTAGCAAATTCTTCCCGGATACTGAGACCACTAGTGCGTTCTTGTTCGTTGGCAGATGTATCAATTATATACAAACAAACAACTTCAGAGTTTGTAGTTTTGCGTAATCGGCCGGTTCGATCCTCCTGCCAACCCTCTAATGTCCGCATTTCGTCGGCCACTTCTTCGACCGTAGTGAGTTCTGGATTAAATATTGAACGATATACAATCCAAGTATCATCTGGTGATACGGTCGCCCACAGTACAGCAATGGGTTTATTGGGGTGTGGATCAATTACACAAACACGAGGCCAATCGCGCGGAATGTGAAAAGGGTCTACCCAGTGCGGGGGCGAAGCATACCATTCTGGAAAAACTCGACCGGCAAGATGCAAGAATTCGCCAGTTTCGCGGGTCTTGCGTTCGTGCGCGGAAAATTTATCTAATGTAGACAGAATTGTTTTGCGACTAAGAGTGCCGCCATTGTCTATACAATTATCCCAAACATTGTAGTTCCAAGCTCGGATACCGGATCCTGGAATATTCGCTTTAATAAATAGTACTTCTGCAATCCAAGGTTCGGTAAGAGGTGTCATAGTTAGCCAGCAAACACCATTAAAGTCCATCAACCCACGAATCAAACCATTGAATATATTCTGCGGAGGTGGTTCGTCACACCAGAACCAGTGGCCGGCTGGTCCTTCAAACACACGTGGATCCTGTTCATAACTCATAAAGTGGATCACACTGCCATTTGTGAGTTCGATCCGCACCGGCACGCCACGTTGGCTACGCTGCACATGCCGGACTAAATGCGCCGGGAGCCATTCTTCAAACTTAGGATAAATCGTCTGAACAATATTAACTTCGAAGTTTTCCGCCACCACACGACCAACATTTGGGACGGGAATAGGACTGGAATCAGCAAGACGCACAATATAGTTAGGATCACTATTGGCCAACCAAGGTCGATACCCGAGGGCGTGTGCGATTGCTTCCACAGTGCCACTAGTAGTTTTGCCAGAACGATTGCCGCCAAGTACCAGTTTAGTATCCAAATCGGTAGCATAATGAAACTTGTCTTGCTGGCCACGGGGGCGATAATACGAAATTTTGTTAGAACGATAGACCTGAACAAGCCCCTGAACCTGTTCATATAATCCTGTTAATTGTTCATAAACTTCCGAGTTATTCGAAAGTTCGGGGTTTTGGTTTGGGTTCGTCTCGTTCATTCTTCACAATCTTAGTCATTAATTCGAATACATCGCCATATTCATCAGCCTCAAGGGCATTAAAACGTACATCGCCCAACACCTTGAGTTTGTCCTGAGGCACTAAAGCGGTGGTAATGGTTACATCTGGAAGATAGTTACCTTGGCGAATTTCTTCGAAGAAATTCAGTAAAAAATAACCAAGAGCGGCCGGCATATCCTGGCGCCCAACATGTTCCAACACACATACTTGTGTTTTATTAAATTCCGCACAATATAATAATATACATCGTATCATCGGAATTTCCTTATGTGATATTCGCGTTATCGAAATCCTCCAAAGCGATATTCTTCTTTCCCTCTACAGATATTGGATATTCAGGAACAACAACGGCCGGCATCTCTGTCACAGCAGGCTGTGACACGACTGTCATAGGTAAAATAGGTGCTAAGGTTTTAAGCATATTCTGGATAGCACCAACAAGTGCCGGCACATCCTGCGGTATAGGACGAGCGGATGCCCGTGCTTCCTCTTGCAGTTTCCGATATTCGTATACGTGTTTCTCCAGCAATACACGTTTATCAATCATAATGGCGGCGGCTGTGGCTTTTTGCATTAGTGTGGGTGCTTTGCCCCCGATCTTGCCGGTAAAATCTTCTGGGCAAAAAGCATCAATAGCCATCAATACTTTATCATTAAGTCGGCCAGCAATCTGGGCCACTACTTCGGAACGGGCTTTGTCAATATCTTCTGGCGCGTAGGTTTTGAGCACCTTAGTGACCGTAGGTATACTAACTTTGCATGCTTTGGCCGTCTCGGTTTTTTTACCAAGTAAAATATAAGTCTGGAAGATTTCTTCCTGAAGTTCCGAGTCTATCTTATCAGAAAGTTTGCGCGCCATTACCGAACATCTCGTTCCACAATAAGTTCGCCCGTAACAGTAGCGGAACTGGCCGCTGTTGCCAAATTATAAACAAGTTTTAATCCGTAAGGTATGATATTTACCTGATCTAACATACCAAGAGAACCTTTAGTTCCTATACGCATAAAAATATCAGTGTTAGTAGATGTATTAATAGCAGTAACCAGCGCAGAACTATTATATGCAGTCATGTTCATAACAACAGTTCGGGACTGCAATTTGTTAGTATATGCCTTAACCTTAATTGTGGGTTGACCAGAAGTAAACGTAAAAGGGTTAAGTTGTAATGCAACTACAGTTCTAGGTTCGGGTGAAAAATTAATTGCAAAACTAGAACTTGCGGCGCCAGAAAACGAAATAGGAATTCGTTCTACCTGGCCACTCATAGATATTTCAACTGCCATTAAATCTCCAAAAATCAAAATTGGCCGGTTCCGCCACCAGGAGGGATTAAGGAGGACACGCGTAGCAAAACCGGCCGTGGTAGTTCTACATAGGATCGTGTAATATTTCTATAGATTTGACCATTTTCCAGGGAATTCTGGTAATGGTGCGGAATGGGTTTTTCTTTGCATTATAGTACAAATCGAACGAAAGTGCCAGATTTTCGCGCCCGCACTGTGCCACAAAACCCATAGTGTACACATTTTGGTATTCGGGATCTATATCCGGCATTTCCTCGTCGGCATCGTCAGTGTCGATGCAGGCATCAAACCATTCGACAAGAACAAGGGCGCGAGGTGCTAGCAGACGACGACGCATTATAACTCCGTATCTACAGGTTGCGGAGGTTCTGGAATATTCAATACAACAGTTGATGTAGGTACCGGCAAGGCGCGAACATCATATGGTATTAATTCAAATCTAAAGTCGTGCAATTCTGTTTGAAGTATATCAATTACACGTGCTAATTGCCGCAAATTATTATTAAGAATACGTATTTCAACTAACATTTGTTTATCAGAAACATCAGTGGGCGCTGTTAATGCCGCCAATAAAGATGTATCTGATATTAAACTTTTAATAGGATTCATTGATCGTCGTTTTTCACTTCATAAAGATGTGCGTAAATTTTAGCATTAAGGGACAGAGTTGTACGATCAGGATCAAATAAAAATATGGATGGACCCATGCCCGCCATAGCAATATATATTTTTCTATATCCACTAATATACAAATCACCGTTAAATAGTTTACCGATTGGAAATGTCATGTACCATTTTGTCAAATCATCCGGCATAACAGCTTGTAATCCTTCTATTTCAAATGGCCATCCATATGTTGTTAATGCCCATCCATTTGTACCATATCCAAAATACGGTACTGGCGTGACATGCACATTTGATATCATACATAAACTATCGGATTCCCAAGCATCATATTTGCCGCGCACAATATTAGGTATTTGACTAATAGGAATTTCTTCAAATAATGGATCTAATGCATTATTAGAACCTTTTAATGATTTCCCCCATACCCATACAAATGGTTGCGGGCGTGGATCAAACCAATATGAAGAAGTTCCTGGTGTACTTGCATCATCTGTGTGGCCTGCAAATGAAATTATACAATAATCAGCATTTAATGGGTTATCAATGGTCATCAAGCAATCACTGGCGAGTGGATCTACACCAAATTTAAAATATCCCTTACCAGTGACATCTGTGCGAAAAGCAATATAATCATTTAGGGCCTGGAAGGGCCAAGGCGTATTTCCTTGCGTATCCCATATTTTTTGATCTGATAAATGCCGTAATCGTACCATTACCGGCGCCTTCGATATTCGTAAATGTGGGCATAAATTTTACCAGTAATAGCAAACGCACTGGGACTGCCGGCCACCAAGGTTGGATTAATACTTTTTAGACTAATACCAAATTTACGATAACCACTAATACTAATCAAACTACCGTCGCGCAACTTGCCTATAGGAAACTGTATGGCCCATCTATCATTAGCAGCAATAGCATTTCCATTGAAAGGCCAACCATTTGGGATCAAACTCACAGAATATGTACAAGATACAAACATACCAAAATATGGAGGTTGCGATGATACTGTTTGAGATTGGCCACCCAAACTACTGGCAAACCAAGCATCTGCCATTCCAAGTGGATAGGTAGTATTTTCTAAAGGATGCGTGGCGAAAAAAGGATCGGTTTGTAAATCTGGACCAACAATAGGTAATCCCACTAAGGCTGCCCGCATTATACTATCGGCGGCGGGTGCTGCCGATGATGTTATGCTGGCAACTTTACCTTCGAAATCTATAATACAAAAGTCATTGTTGCGAACATTGTCGAACCAAAGTACGTTTCCTATGCCAGCAAAAGTACCTATGTAAGTGGAGTTACTATTTAGTGTATTATTATTTTGGAAACAAATATGTGCGGCACTGGTAAAACTTGGCCATGCAACATTTGTGCCATTCCAGAGTAAGATATCGTCTACATGCCGCAAACTATGCATATTTGTGTTTTTCGCGGCGCGCTCCGCGCCATTTGCTGGCCCAGATTTGGGCCATAGGAATGCCGAAAATGGCATCTAGTTGGTGCCGGCTGGCTATTTCGCGCCATTCAGAATGAACTATTGGGTCGAATAAGTCTTTACGATGGCCGTATTCTAGCCATTTTTCGGTAGTATATACGGCCGAACTGCGAGATTTTGCTCTTTCAAGCAATTTTTCGCCCAAATATGTAATTTTAGCTTTTATTTGTGTGCATCCTCCCTACAAAGTACAACTACTCTACATAATATATATTATCATGTGTGGGGGTGTTGTCAAGCAATAATTGTGCCGGTGGAAATTGTGGAATTTGAAGCAGTTATGAAGATTGGCATTGGGGAAAGTGGCGCGATGAGTATGTGGGAAATACCAAGATGGCCGCTTAAGGAACTATAAGGAACCTTTAGTGGGGAGTCTGCGGCCTCCCTACAGAGGTTATTTTGGACAGTCGCGCGCGCTAAGTCCCCGTGGGGGTCGCTACACCCAATTTATCCAGGCCCTAGCGCGCAATTGCGCATGATCCCCCAATTAGTTAACCTATTGCCAATGCCCAACTTAACCTAATCGCCCGCATTGGCACATTACTTGAAGCGACTAGCGCGCAATTCGCATGCCAAAATGTGCAATGCGATCTAACTAGTTGTTAAATAACCATTTAACTAAATTGCGGCCGGCACATACCCACACGGCACAATTGGCGCGCTTCGCGTGATGCATACACATGGTGTATACAAATTGAACAGTGTACCATACAGTACACACAAACTACCTAACTGGTATTGTGTGTAACCACCTAAATGGTAGTTAGCCAGTTAGTGTATAAAAATTAAACAATGTGTAAAGATTTTTGACACACTAAATAGATATCACCTTAATCACTAACCATTTCTGGCATGA